GGCCCGACGAACTCCGTGTGGGCGATGTAGGCGCTCATCTCGCGCGTCACGTTGTCTAACTGCACCGTCACCTCGTCTACTTTGGTATCAATATTGGTTTTCACTGGCGACCTTGACAATCCTAACGCATAGTAGGTAGTAGGCGTGCCAGTCTCATCATAGTAGTCGATGTTCTCAGGGTGGGCAGCAAAGAACAAAGTAGCAGGGTCCAGGTATACCTGATACAGCTCGACCGGCCGGTTCTGATCTTTAGCCGCCTCGGTTGCGATGTTCGCTGACAACGTTCGCGCCACTGCGCTTCACTCCCGCCCAATAGAAAACCGGCCCGAAGGCCGGCTAGGAAAACATCACGATGTTAAACGCTCATGGGAATACCCGTCGGTAGAACTGTTCCACGCCCGTCATCTGCGTCCTCGCATATACCTGGGTAGTTGATATTGAAACGTGGCCAAGGATCTTCTGAATCATGTCGATAGGCATGCTAGCCTCCAATGGGTGTGTTGCCTGGCTGTGACGCAAACAGTGCGGCGTCACTCTCTTCTGGAGCCCGGCCTGCTTCACAAGCTCCCGAATCCGGTATTCCACGGTGGCCTTATTCATCTTCGCACAAACACCAGGCCATCAAACAACTTCCGCCGTAGGCTAAAGCTGTTGCAGTGCTTAAGCAGTCCGCAGTAGGATTGGACGCTGGCGTTCACGTTATTGAAATTCACCTCCCCTCGGGCATAAGCCCGTTGGAGCCATTTCAGGCGTCGCTTCATTTTCAGAGCTGTCCTCTTGCGAAGCTTGCGGTGAGTAGGCCATATCCGGTACCCGCAAAAATCAACTCCCTGCTTCGTTGTCCTGACGGTGGTTTTGCTGTTAAGCACCAGGTGCAAACGGTTGTCCAGGAAAGACCTGATCTCGTCCTTGAGCTGCCATAAGTACTTCTTATCCGGGTGCAAAATGATCACATCGTCCATATAGCGGATATAATGCCGGGCTTTCAGGACGTGCTTGGCGTACTGGTCCAGCTCGTTCAGATAGAGGTTGGCAAACATCTGTGAGGTCAGATTGCCTATAGGCATTCCTACCCCTTTGACCCTCTCGCACTCAAAACAGTGGTCGCCCAGGGGGACACCAAACTTAGTGTCCTCTGACCGCACAATGGTCTCTAGCAGCCAAAGCATGTCCTCGTCGGCTATAATCCGCCGCAGGATACCTACAAGAACATCGTGGTCCACCCGATAGAAATACTTGCTGATGTCCAGCTTAAGGACGTATACCCTGGGGTATCTTCTGGCCAGATACCGGAGCCAGTATTGGAGCCTGTCCGCTGCCCGGTGGGTTCCGTAGCCCACCCTGCAGGCGTAACTGTCCGAGATGTAGCGCTGTTCCAAAAGCGGGTTAAGTACCCTGTAGATGGCCCACTGGACCACCCGATCCCGGAAGGGCAATGCCATAATCAGCCGTTTCTTCGGGTCGTAGACAAAAAATTCCCTGTATCGGCCCACCTTGTAGGTTTTCCAGATCAGCTCGTTCTGGATGCTGATCAGGTTTTCCTCGAGGTTACGGGTGAACGCGAGGACTTCATCACGAAACCTCTTGCATTTACGAGCTTCTTTGTATGCCTCTAAGAGGTTCTCGAAAGCGTAAACCTTGGGATACAGCCCTTTGAGCTTCTTCATGCCGTCACCCTGTGAAAAAGAGGCGCCGGGCGTGGCACCCTTCGCCCTTATAGGCTACTAACTGCCTTCCCGGCAATTCAGTTTTTTGCCAGCCGCGATGCCGAGGCATGGCAGGGAAGACAGCCCCTTTACCCCTGCGCACCGGAGACAAGCCCATGAGCCTGCCACTTCTGGCTACAGGGTGAAGCTGCGCGGAAGCCGACGTCGTAGCTCGAGTACGAGCGGAGGTTGTTCAGGTTCAAAGCGAAGACGCCCGCATTCGAAGCGTTGTTCCAGTTCCCGCCGCGGATCGGCAAACGCAACGGCTGCCTCCCCAAAAAGTTAACGGCAAGCCTTAAGCCAGCCACCGATCATTTTTCCGACCTCAGTGGTCATTTTCGCCCAGTTCTCGTATTTGTTGACCGGAAGAAAACCAAGGTCCCGCCCCAGGCGCACGTAGTACCGGAGCACATCGAGGGCTATGTCTGCCTTTTCGATGGCGCTCTGCTTATGATACTTCTTATTCGCTGCGATAATGGCCTGGAGAAGCTCAAACATAGCACGTTTCGTTTCTGCTGCAAGAGTGTGTTTTTCGCTCTTCGGGTACTGCCGGAGGCAAACATAACCGTATTGGATCATGTCATATGTCTTCTGCAGCAGCTTGAACTCTTCAGCCAACCACGTTTCACCTCGCGGGCGGGCTTGCGCCCGCCCGTCAGAGTACACAATTCAGAACCCAGATCACACGAAAGCTGCGCGGAGCCGACGGCGGAGCTCGAGTACGAGCGGAGGGCGAGCAGGTGCAAAGCGAAGACGCCCGCACTCGAAGCGGCACCAGAGCCCGCCGCGGACGGCAAACGCTCACCATAGTTGCGGATATACAAGTAGTCACCGCCGTGGCTTGCATCGATGGGCATCAGGCCGAGCAGCTTCAGAATGCTGGGAACGGTAACCCCGGCGTCAGCCGTCACGGTTGCAAACGATCCATAGTTGTAGTCGTTGTACGTGCTACTCCAGTTCCACGCGGGATCCGGTGGGTTGACAAGCGCAGTCCGAAGGATCGGCGTGCCTTGGTTTTGGGTTACGCCGTCGTTCGTCAGCGGGTTTGGCGAATCGAACTTCAGAGTGTCGTTCGTCCCTGGAGCCACGAGCGACCCATTCTGGAGAATCGCCTTCCATTCTGCGCTCCCTGCCGTCTGGTCTTTTGTGTTATCAGCAGCGTTATTGTTTTCCAGAATGTTGATTTCGCCATTATTGAGCCGCAGTCCTCCGACCCACTCCCAAACGTTGCCGTTGAGGTCGTATATTCCGAACGGACTACCGTCGTGGGTCCAGGCGATAGGGCCAGAGCCTGTGAGCACGCGCCCGATGTATTTTGTGCCGCTGGCATCGTAGTAGTAACTCGGTACGCCCTTCTCTGCCTGCACGTCATAATCCTTACCATAATAGTTGTTGCCCCTCGGCCAAAAATTTTGCTTTTTGCACCAGAGGGCGATGGCTGCCCACTCTGCATTCGTCATGAGGTGCCAGCCGGCGCCTTTCTGCTTACACGCGAGCAACGCGTTGTCAAACGTGATGTACGCCGCCGGATCGACGCCGCGCAGGCTCAACGCTCGGAGGGTAGCGCCAGAGCCGGTGATAATGCATTGATGCTTAGAGATGTATAGCTGCGGCTTAGTCGCGCCGTTGACGATAAACGCAGGATGAGGCATGTTCCGCCCGCCAGTAAGCAGGTCGGCCTCGGTTTGCAGTGAGAAAACCACCATCACTGACGGGTTTCCTTGATCATCATACATTACTGTATTGCGGCCAAAGCTTGCATCCTGGACCCGCTCGCGCCAAGCCCGCTGCTCCGCCGCGTCCGTGATTGCACCGCCCCGGAGGAAGCGTTCAGTCAGGGCGGCCTCGATCTCGACTATGTCCCGGAGGAGTTGCCCCTGCGTATACGGGCCGCTTATGTATCTCATTCAGGCATACCTCCTTCTGTTGGTGGTGCGGGCGGGAACAGTTCGATGTAATTGCGACGAAGGTCGGCTTCAAAAATCGGCACATATCCGAGCGCCTTGGCCTCGCCGCCCTTGATAGCAATCTCGCCCTGCAGGTTAACGCCCTCGTCCGTGAAATCAACCCGAATCGTCGTGGTGCCGTCGGGATTGACAGTGATCGCGTGTATCATAGCTCCATCACCGCCACTTGCAGATTTGTGCCCTCGGAAATGGCGTACACCGGCACGGACACATTGGGGTCGAACGTGAGTTCAAGTACAGCTCCAGGCTCCACGGGAAACCCGTTTTGCTGGGTCACAGAAGACGGCCCTATACGGAACCGCAAAACGGGGTCTTCATTCTTCAGAATCATCTTCCTCCGACCATTGAGCCTGGAGGCTCCAGCGAAAATCTCCGTAGCTGTTGCTGTCACGGTCTTGACGCCGGTAACGGGCGTGCGAAATGTATCGAAACTCCCATTTAGCTGAACTGGCATCGTTCCTG